TGACCTAGGGACTTGCAAGACTCTAAATGGATATTCCATTCTGATATCTTCAATAGTCATTAACAATGGAAGTAGCGCAGAATTTTTGCATTTCCATTTACCATTAATATGGTTAGCAACAACGGCAGAATCCGTATAAATAATTGGATCCCTAAAATCTGACATAGAACAAATTAAAAGGGCAGCTATTACTGCCTCATACTCAGCCTCGTTGTTTGTTCTAGAGCCAAGACCTCTAGCAAATTGTGCTACTTTTTTTCTATTTTTATAGACAATAGCTGCACAAGAGGCTTCACCAATTTTCTTTTGGCCCTGTCCCCTTGAGGCTCCATCACAAAATACTTCAATGTTCATTTTTGATTCTCATAAAATTTGAATAAGCATCTAAGACTAGATCAATAAGATCTGAACTTGGAATAAAATTTCTTTCTGAATCTGAACAAAAAGAAATAAGTACTTCCAAATCATATTTGATCTTAGCAAACTGCTCTTCAGTTAATTGGTACATCTTTTGGTATTCCAAGCTCTTCTGCTCTTTCTATTATTCTTTTATAGATAGAGTTCGATGGCACGGCGTAGGTTGACTGAAGAAGATATCTGTCTTGACCAACTTGAACTTGAGTTGGAAAATTTAAAGTTTCTCTTTTCTCAGAGTAAAATTCTTTACTTGAGTTTACTGATTTATAATGTGCAACGTACATACAATCTCCTAAAATGTACTAAAATCTTTTTCAGAAAAATAACCCTTATCTTCTCTAGCTGTAGCTATTTGCATCGACTGGACTTTATCCATTAACTTTCTAGCTGATTCAGAAGATATTCTGGCAGCAGATTCCATGGACTCAGCCAACTGAACAACAGCCTCAACAGTCATAAGTGCCATGTACTCTTTATCTGCTGCTGTTATGGCAGCAGCTTCTCGCTCCGCTTCGTTCTTACCTACCCTATTTGCCTTATAGACTCTTTTGTATTGAGCTTCTAGCAGCTTGTATTGCGCTCTAGCAATTCCAGCAAATCTAGCTGCTCTTCCGTAAACATTTGAAGATCTGGCCACCAAGGAAGCTAAGTCATTGATAGTCAGATCTATATAATTGCTATCTGGTATTTCAATGAAATACTTTCCCATATCTGAAGAAGTAGAAAAGACTTCTATAATCTCTTTGAGTTGTGGATCCAAAAACTTAGAAAGACTTCCCAATATGTCTTCTTGACTAATCAATTTAATCCTCTTTTATTCCACTGATAATTAGATATTCTTCCATACCATCCGACTTAAGTATATTATATAGCTTGTCTTTTATCTTTGCCAGATGTTCTCTGACGGTATTAGGATGCTCTGTAATTTTTAAAGCAATTTCAGATGACTTTTTATTGTCTATATATTTCCACTTAATCAATTGCCTTTCCTGAACAGAAAGATAACAGAATGGTGGTTGAGTATTTTCTCCAAGTATCCAAAACTCATCTACGTTATCAGCAAATATTAGATCTTGAATTGCATACTCTATCTGATCAACGTTAACTCCCTGCATTTGCGTGCCGTTTTCGTCTTCCATTGAATCATTATCATTATACAGTGGAAAACTCTTTCTTCCAAGCTGGTCAATCAAAAAGGTATCCACATTCTTCTTTAGAAGGTAGAAAAAATAACTGTAAAGGAATGCACTGAATGGGATAGGTCCCTTCTCCGAGTCTTTTCTTTCATATCTATGAATGCACTGAAAGAATGTCATGTTAACTGTTTGTCTAACATCTTCTTCTGAGCAGTATCTTTTAGTCATGTAATTTATTCCGTCGCATACACTCATTAACATGCTTGTATCCTGCTGTGTTTAACTTGTTTTTCATGAGATTAAATCTCACAAAATTATCTTTTATAAAAAGGGACATGAACCTTCTTATGTCATAGTCATTGAAGTTGTACTTTGAGTAATACAACATACTGACATATTTTGTTAAAAAATTATTGAAAACTTTTAATAGCTCTTCTTGAGCTTTTGTCGAACCCTTTTTCGCCTTAGCTATCAGATCCTGCATTTCGTTTTCTTCTAGGTTATAATATTGCTCCTTATAACTAGCCATTACTTTCCTTCCCAGTATGGGACTTTGTCCATATAAAAATTTCTTATGTCTTCATAGAAAACAACATTTGGTATTTCCAAATCATTTGCAAACCTTTTTGCGTCCGATGAGTATTTGCTACAAACAAATGTCAATTTCTCAAATTCATCTGGATAATATCTTTTAAACCTTTTGAGTTTAATTTTACTCTTATCATCTAGATAACCTTTTACCTCAAGCCATTCATCATGTTTTGGTAAATAAAAATCGGGAGTGTATCCCTTCGTTCCACGCTTAATAGGAAAAGTAAAAACCTTAGGCTCAAATTCAAAATCTATTTTGTAGGCGTTATATATCCTCGCTACATTTGCTTCCCAGTTAGACCTCATATTCATTCCAAGGTCTTCCCTGTACCCGCTTTTTGTATGCTTATACGCATTTCCCCTTTGACTTTTATTTTCTTGTTTCAAGACTTCGAAATCTACAGCTTGCGAAAGTAGCTTTTTAAAGTTTGGATGAGACCTCATTTTGGATCTCGAAAAAAAATATTCCTCAGGAGTGGAAATCTCTGTTTTCATAGTGCTATCCTTATCGCGTCAAAACGTATACATATTATACTTTATAAAATAATAAAACACAAAAAATATCCACAAAAAAGTTGCCACCAAGGCAGAAAGGTGATAGGATTTCTATCATGAACACACTAACAACAATCACAAACAGCGTTATCCAGACAATCAACGAGAATGTTATCGATGATCTTGCCAAGCTTGGCTACGGTCATGACGAGGCAGTCAAGATGGTTGTCGAGTCCGACTTCGATCTGGTTTTCTCAGCAGAGTCAAACCCAGTCGCAGACTTCTAATATATAAAGTATAGTTAATATAAACCCCCTGGTTTCGGCCAGGGGGTTTTTTATATGTCTTTTTTCATTTTCTTTAATCTTATTGCACCGACTCCGACATGCTCCTGACTCCGCGTGGTCGCAGAATGAACACATTCTTTCGTTGGATGTAGGCGTAAAGTTTGAATCGTTTAATATTTTTTGTATTCTTTTAATTAAACTTTCTTTAACAAACAAAAGATCTTCTTCAGAGTATGTGTGAGACTTTAATCTATTAGTTCTTAGATAGTGCAATGATGCTGTTATGTTCTTACCAGGAAAGAGAGCAGATACAGCTAGGGCATATATCCCCATTTGCAAATTCTTGGCAACGTCTTTTGCTGCTACTTCTCTTTTGCCAGTCTTATAATCAACTATAAAGACATCGTCACCATCGACATCAATTCGATCAATAAAACCTATGATTGAATAATTGCCTATAATAAAGTTAAAGCCAACTTCCTTGCCATATACTTTAAATTTTGTCTCTTGGTTAATATCATAAAACTCATTGATGATTTCATGTCCAACAGAAATTAAATCATCAGACACGGCAGATCTTGGATCGTACTGTGCTCTTCCCTTTTCATATTCTTCATTCATTTCTTCTAATGACAATGGCTTGTCTGGAGAAATGGTATTTTCTAAAACAAAGTGAACTATATTTCCAAGAACAGCTGGCGCACTAAAACCCCTTGGCTCCCTTTTAATATAAGAGTAGAAGTATTTTGCTGGACACATTTCGTATGTGTCTATTCTTGAATAACTAAACTCTGTTACAGTTAGTTTTTGAAAGTCATCTAGATCTTCCCAATTTTTAATATCTAATGCTGTCATTCGTCTTCTTTATTTTCCTCAACTGGGTAAACCTTTTGACCGTTCTCGTCATACTCAATACCCATCTCGTCTATGATATGTCCAGTATTAAGGTTTTTATAAAGCCCCTCACCAACACATATCCATCCAGTATTTCCTATTTCCATATGATCATCTTCAACGTATGGCCACATGATCATCTCCTATTCTAATGTTGCACTCAGAAAAATTTTCTATGTTTACATAGTAATTCAGAACTGTGTACAAGTCTTTAAGTTCTTTTGGCGTAGCGTTCAAACCAACTACTCCACACTGGAGAAAGAACTTGTTGCTTGTTTCAGCGTCTGGTGCTTCGTATTCTATTAGGGTTACATTCCCTTTAATAACTCTTCCTATTTCATTTCTCATTTTAATCCTCATCTACAATTGTAATTGGATCCCAATTTGGATCGTCCATTTTTTCTCTCATATCGCTAACATACGAATCCCAATCTCTTTCGTCTTGAGACTTCTTTTCGTATTTCACGGTACCTTTAAATGGATTAGTTTTAAATCTAGTCATAACTAATCTTCCCTGCTGAGTTCTCCAGCGAAGTATTCCATTCTTACAGTCACAGAAATCATCAGGATCTGGATCTATCTTTCCGTATGGGTCATATCTACCTGAGCAGTCTTTACATTTTGTAAACCTACCCTTATCTTGACACCTGTTGCAGGAGGCGCAAAATATCCAACATGGTTTTTCTGTCGGATTCTTATATGTTCCATTAATTGTCACGATGACTCCTTGATTACATTTATTAGTTTTTCTTGTACTGTTATTGATGTTGTATTATTAAATTTAAACTTAATTATTTGATCGTTTTCTTTGATGTCAAGAAATACATACGATCCACCTTTTTCGGAATTAATTATATCATTTATTGCATTTATAAGTTTGTTTGTTGGTTTCTTATTTATTTGCAAATAAATTGGCTTTCCACCAGCAAAAGCTGACAAGTCCATTTTTTCACAGGAATTTAAAATTACTTTACTAGTTGAAGTTTCCTCGTCTCCATCCTTTAGGACAGAACCAATTATTTTAATAACTTCTCCATCAACAAAAAAATCATCGTCATATCCTTTTGCCTCTCTTGGAAATACCACAACTTCTATATCTGAAGAAATATCCTGCAAGACGAACCTATACATTCTTGCACCTTTCTTTGTTACAATTTTTTTAGAAGAAGAAATAATTCCGGCGATAGATACTCTTGACCCAGCATTGAGGTCTGCTATTTCCACAATCTCATGAGAGATGTGATCAGACAAAAGGTCCCATATACCATCTACTGGATTCTTTGATACGTAAATTCCAAGTTCTTCTTTTTCTTTTTCTAATATAGAAAGCTCTGTTCTTCTTCCAAAGTCATTGTCTAAAGTATTTGCTATAAGCTCATCAAAAGCTCCAGCGTTTACAAGATGTTCTAGCGTACTCTTCTTTAGGACAGCAGAATTTGTTCTTCTAAAAAAGTCATGCATTGATACATATGGGCTCTTGGGATCTCGAGCAGAAATAATAGATTCAGAGACTGAATAACCTATTCCATTTATAGCAGCGAGTCCAAAAATAATCTGATCAGAATCAACAACACTGAAATCTTCTGTCGATTTATTTATAGACGGTGGAAGAACCTGAATGTTTCTTTTTCTGCAGTCCGCAAGATATAAAGATTGTTTATCCTTATTTCCCACAACAGAACTCATCAAAGCAGCCATGTATTCAACTGTATAATTTGTTTTGAGATACGCTGTTATGTAGGAAATCATGGCATAACTTGCAGCGTGCGCTCTGTTAAATCCGTACCCACCAAAGTACTCAATGTCTGAATATATTTTATTAGCTTTCTCAGAAGATAAGCCCGAATGCTCCATGCATCCTTTTACAAACTTATCTCTAAATAAAGCTATCTTGTCCATCAACTTTTTGCCTATAACTTTTCTCAAGTCATCTGCTTCAGCTGAAGAGAAGCCAGCAAGCTGTCTTGCAACTCCTAGAACATCTTCCTGATAGAGCATGATGCCAAGGGATGGGCCAAGAACATCCTCAAGCTTTGGATGATCATACTCAATAGAAGATCGACCATGTTTTCTGTCAATGTAAAGTTTGTCCATTCCAGAACCCATTGGACCTGGTCGATATAATGATATCAATGCCATTATGTCTTCTATGTTATGTGGCTGAAGCTGAACCATAAGTTCTCTCATGCCTGAGGACTCTAACTGAAAAACACCTATTGCATTTCCTTTACACAGTTCATCAAAAGTAGATTGATCATCCAAAGGTATTTTGTCAACATCTATATCTATTTGTCTTGTTTCTTTAACAAGTTTTACACATTGATCAATAACACCAAGGTTTCTTAGACCAAGAAAGTCAATTTTGAGTAGTCCGCATTGTTCGACTCTACCCATGTCCCACTG